AATTGTTTGCCCATTCTATAAAATATCATTCGCTGAATAGTTACAGCTTACTTATTAAAGATTGAATAAAATGAAAAAAGTAGGATTTCTGATTTTCTGTCTGTTTGCTATGTGCAGCATGGCAGGCAAGGCACAGGATGTAGTGGCGGACAGTATCGGCTACATCGTTAAGGTAGGGGAGATGGCTCCTGATTTTACAGTGAAGCTGACGGATGGGAAAAGCATTACCCTTTCGGAACTTCGTGGGAAGGTGGTCATGTTGCAGTTTACCGCAAGCTGGTGTGGAGTGTGCCGTAAGGAGATGCCTTTCATTGAGAAGGATATTTGGCTGAAGCATAAGTCGAATCCGGATTTTATGCTGATTGGCATTGACCGTGACGAGCCGTTGGAGAAAGTGATTGCTTTTGGTAAGTCAACCGGAGTGACCTATCCTTTGGGTCTGGACCCGG